CGGGTGGGGGGGAGAGCAGCCAAACTTTCGTTTGGTTGTCCGTTTCTCGGCTCCGACACGATCGGCTTGGTCAGCGGACCAATGTCGGTTTTGTAGCAACAGTGAGTACCTCTCAGATCGTTAGTGTGGTTCTCTTGACGACTCAATTCCGAGCGTGTAACAAGAAGCTCCTAATACTAGGGGTTCTCTGTTATTCGCGAGGAACTGTGATCGATGAGAATTCCATTTGTGATCTGTGATATATGCATACGGATTCTGCGTCTCATTTGGTACTGGTTATGCCGTTACCGTAATAGGTAACCGCTACAGTATTTTGTGTGACGTAGTTCCTACGTGCATAGGGTACTTGCAGTTAGATACTGTGAGGTGTTCCCATGAAAGCGAAAATGACTCGGAAGCTAACCGTCAGTGAAATCAGAGAGGACATGAAGAAGCATGGCGCCGCGAGGCGCAAGCTGCTTCGTGCTCTCGAAGACTACATTGACAAACTAACTCCTGAGATCATAGCGATCTTGGGGGCTCCTGAGTATCATGAGTCTGAGTATGAAGCTGTGTACGAAGTATATAATACTTTGTACACGAATCTAGTCCTTAAGGACTAGGTGCTTCTTCGAAGACTCGTCACATAGAGGTGTAGACTATGAGTAACGAGAGGCTTCTCGAATATGGTGAAATAGCGGATTATCAGACTTCCACTAAATATTGTTCTAATAATGGTGGAGTGTCGTATTCGGCTTGTCTTCAAAAAGACTTTGCCGTTGCCCAAGGCTATTATAAGCATTTGGGTTATGATGTACCGCATTACCATCGTCGGCTGCACAAGAAGGAATTGATCCCTATGACGCTCTGGAAACAGAGTAATCTTAAAGGATCAATTTTGGAGTCAACCGAACAGCTAACTATCGGTCAAAATAGTAGCTATTGGGTGGGTCCACGTCCTCTCCTGGGTGCAGACAAGTACTTTGTACTTAGTCTGGAACCAAATGACCTAGGCCTAGACGAAACAGAAATGTTCGAAAGGGCTCGTGGTTATGTTCAGGATGCCGCTGCGCATATTTACACGCAGGGCTGGGACGCATTAACTTGGGCAGCTGAGCTTCATAAGACCTTCCGGATGTTCCGCAGGTTTGTACCAAATCTCCTGCGGGTTATTCGGAGGGGCCGCCTCGACCAAGCTTGGCTTGAATCGAGATACGGCTGGCGCCTTCTCCTGTTTGATATTCAAGATATCATGAAGGTGATAGCGTCTCTTAACAAAGCAAAGCCTCAATTTCTCAAGCATAGGATTGGTAGCAATGATCTGTCGCAGGTAATCACTGAACAAGTGACTGCCTCCGACGCTGCTTCTACAGCCTACTTCGATGTTACAACTAACCTCGAGGTAAGCATAAGAGGCAATGTGATCGCTGATATCAAACCTCCAAAGATCGCTCTGAATCCAATAACTACGGCGTGGGAGCTTGTTCCATTCTCCTTCGTCATAGATTGGTTTATAGATGTCGGTCAATGGCTTGAGACCTTATCGTTCCTCAGTCTGAGCTCCAAACACGTTGCTTCAATCGGTTACTACATTGCTGTCACTCGGCAAGTTGTGCAGAGTGACAACCAGTGGAAATCCGGTTGGAGCGGTGAGAGGAGTTTCAGCAGTCTGACGACCGGGAATGTTACTGTCCGGTTGCCCGCCTCCGTGCCTCAACTTCCGCAATTTGGACTTAAGCTCAGCTACTATAAGGTCACAGATCTTATAGCGCTGGTGCTCCAGGTCCTAAGGAGAAAGTAAATGGCAGGTATGACAACTGCACTCACTGAGTTTTCCGATAACGGTAACTCACGCACGTACACGTACACTGGGCACACAGCCGCGGAACCGCGGCTTGTGTTGCAGCGGCGTCGTACTGGAGCTGGTCAAAACTCTGTTCTGGAAGACACCATAACGGTGCTGTCCAGCACAGAGGATAGCGATGGAGCTATCCTTTCCAGCAAGGTCACGTTCTCAGCTACCGTCCGCCGTCCCTTAGATGGGATAGCGGCCGATGTAACTGCTGCGTTGGCTATCTTCCGCGATGTTATCGCAGGAGATGAATTCGCCAACACGGTCAGTACTCAAGAGTGGTTAGTCTAGTAAAGGTAGTAGTGCTGTCTCTGGCGATCGCCGTTTTAATAGGCCATTGCCAGGTGCAGTACGAACCCCAAACTAAACCGACCGGTGTCCTCCTAAGTAGATAAAAGGTCTGCTTAGAGGGGACGGTTCCTCTCTAAGTGTGACCCTTACATGCTTAAGGAGGAACTTTGCTGTGCCGAAAGGCGAAGCAACGAACTCCTGAACTGAGTTATGGAGATCCTATGATGGACTTCAATAAGTTAACCTATGATTTGAGTCATGGTTACTTACGTGACCGCAAACAGTACTTAAGCGAGAAACTGTATGACCGTTTGCACGGAGCGATCCGTGCACGCGATCTACTGACACTCGCTTCCTGCACACAACTTAGCTCGCCCGCATTGTCTGGGCGAGAGGAGTGGCGAACCTTGATGCAGGTCGAAGCGTTCTTTAAAAAGAACGCTGTCTTCTCCGAACCGGAAAAATGCCGTGCTGCAGCCCTCTCTTCCTTCTTGGAAGGGGAGAGGATCTGTCGCATTGCAAACCGACGCCTTGACCACTACTATATCCAGCGCGAGCGATTAGCTCCCGATCTGGAAAAGTGGTTGTCAAGGATGGAGAAGGATATCGACCGCATCCTGGGACCAGTCCTACCGTTTCTGGAGAGTATACCAGAGATGGTCAGGGTTACAGCAGGAGCCACTGCCTCGAAAAGCAGGCGCGAAGCACTGCCCTTTAGAAGAATATCTAAAAGGGTTGCATGCACGCGCAAATGTGCTCCATACCTCGATGCCCTTTCCCAGTATTGGGGATACGGCAATTTGAGGCCAAAGCTCATTGAAGCTAATCGAGTAGAGTTCGTACCTAAGAACTGGAAAACCGACCGTACTATCGCGTGCGAGCCTGAAGGGAATGTTTTCCTTCAGCTTGCTGTTGATAAGTACATTAAGCGTCGGTTACGTCGAGTCGGAATAGACTTGACTGACCAGTCTCAAAATCAAGAGAAGGCCCGTAAGGGGAGTGAAGACGGTGGTTTATCTACCGTTGATCTCTCCATGGCCTCTGATACCTTAGCATATAACACAGTAGCCTGGCTCTTTCCTAAGAGCTGGTTCGACCTGTTATGTGCGATCCGTAGCTCTAAAGCTAGCGGAAAGGTACCTGAACTCAACCTTCGATATGCGAAGTTCTCCTCAATGGGGAACGGTTGCACGTTTACGGTTGAGACTCTTGTATTTGCTGCAGCCTGTAGAGCTGTCGGAAGTAAGGAGTACTCTGTGTACGGTGACGATATAGTCATCGAGACAGAGTACTTCGATAATCTCCGTAAGCTCCTCAGGTTCCTAGGGTTCTCGTTTAACAGCCAGAAGTCGTTCAACACGGGTCCCTTTCGGGAGTCGTGTGGGACAAACTGGTTTCAAGGGGTTGACATTACGCCCATTTATGTGCGTAATATAGACCGCCGTAAGGCGGTTTTATGTCATCTCGTGAACAGCCTTGCGGCTGTTGCACGTCCTCTTGGGCATTTATGGGAGATTTTGGTTTCTCTTGTTGAGGACCAGGGTCTTCCTTTCGTGCCATACAACGAGAATACCATGAGCGGCGTGTGGGTAACACCTCACGAAGCTTATGGCCTAGGACTCCTACGTACCCCACATCGGGGTAAAGACGCGTGGATACCCAAGTTTAAGGCTTATGTGCCTAAAACTAGGGCGGGACGAAACCGGGATGTAAGGAGTCTGTTCTTGTGGCATTTAATGTCACTACAGCCCAAACATCGAGGGTTTGCTCCGCAAGCACTTTTCCTCTTAAGAGGTAAGTGCTCAGATCCATACGACTACGTAGAAAGCAGTAGGTACTCC